AGGATTCTCTGGTGATTTAAGAGTTGACGCAGATCTGGTTGCAGAAGAAATGGCAACAAGAATGGGTAAAGTATATGATGATCTTCCTGACTTAGAAGGAACAAGATTATATGGTGAAGCATATGATGCATTATCTAAAAAAAGATTTGAAAGTAAATTAGATCCGGAGGACTTCGCACAAGGTGGACGTGCAGGGTTTAAAAATGGTTTAAGTCCAGCAATGCAAAAACGTATGATGGAGCTTCTCATGCAGGGAGTGCCGATGGACAAAGTTCAAAAAGAAGCAGAGAGTCAATTAAGACAAGAAGAATTTAGATCAAAAGCTGGTCCGCTTTTAGAGGCAGCACAAGGTGGACGTGTAGGTTTAAAAAAAGGTATGGACAGAAGAACGTTTATGAAAATTATGGGTGGTCTTGCAACACTACCTATTCTTGGTAAATTTATCAAACCCATAACTAAAACTGCACCAGTGGTAAAAGAAGCGGTAACTAAAGCTCCAGATTATTTTTTTGCATTAGTTGATAAAATTAAAAGATTTGGAAAATCAGTTGATGACCCAGTTGCTGATTCAAGAGTTGAACAAACTTACAGATATAAAAACTATGAGTTAAGAGAAAACGCATTTGGTGATCCAGGAGAAACTATTGTTACAAAAACAGATGACATGGGTGAGTTTGGTTACAAAGAAGAATCTATGAGATTTAAAAAAGGTGGACCCACAGAGGACGGAGTAGTGCCAGACGAATATGAAGAAATGACTATAAGACCAGACGCAGAGGGTAAATTAAAAGATGTCGAAGATGGAATTGAAGATGTATCAGAGATTATAGAAGAAGTTTCAAAAGGTGCACCACCAATTAAAAAAGCAAGTGGTGGTATTGCTAAAATGTTAGGGGAATAAACACATGTCTCAAAACAAAATGCCTCCTGATCAATATAGTCAGATGATTAAACATTTGACTAGGAGAAAAATTCAAAATCCTTTTATACCAGATAGTGCTATTGAAAGACCAAAAAGAATTTTAGAAATAGAAGCGTTTAAAGATTTTAATAAACGTAATCCACAAATGGCTGATGGTGGACGAATAAAATTTGATGATGGTTCAAAACTAAAAGGTAGAAACAAAGGTACAACAAAAGCATTCTATGATGAAAGCACTGGACATATTTATCCTAGAAAAAATAGATTTGGGACTTTTTATTCTGACACTCCTGTGGGTGGTTCAAGAAGAAATATAATTCCTGATGATATAGGTAAAAAAATTTTAAAAGAATATAAAGATGGAGCTGGCACGATAGAACTTGGAAAAAAATATGGTGTAAGTAGAGAAACTGTAAACAGATATATAAAAAAATTTAATCCAAAATTATTAAGAGACTCCCCTCCTAAAGTCAATCAATATAATTTTGATTATAATGTTATTGATGAAATACGTGAAGATGCAAAAAACATGTCACGTAAACAAATATTAAAAAAATATGAAAATAAAATATCTGATACAAAATTAGACAGATTAGTTAAAGCTGGAGAAATTAAATTCGGTGTTGTAGAAGAAGCAGGTAGACCTAGAGTTCCACCGGGGTCAATTCCAGAGGGCACGGTTAAAAGAACTAATAGAATTAGAAATAGTCAAGGTTTTGCTATATCAGGAACTCAAGCTAAAAATTTTCACCACATATTTCCTATTGGCGGTTTAGTTGATTTAAGTCCAAAAGATGTAATGATACTTGATAAAAATATTAATGAACGTTTAGGTGGATTTAATTTAAGATTAAATGATATAGCAGATGAAATAGGAAGTATGGATTTATCTAGTCCAGATGCTTTAAAAAAATTAAATGATTTAAATGCAGAATCAAAACAAATTGTTGATAAAGCAAAAGCAGGATTACCTAAAAGATTAAAAAATATTATTGGTTATGTTGAATATAGTCCTGTGTTTGATTCTAATGGAACTATTGTAGAATTATCACAAGTAAGAAAAGGTGTAGATAAAACCCCAAGTCAATTAGCTAAATTTGGAGATAAAAAATTTAAAAACTTTTCCACTGAAGAAAAACAAAATTTTAAAAAAGAAGTTTTACGTGTTGCTAAAGAAACCGAAAAAAGAAGAAAAGAGGCGGGTTTTATTGACAGACAACTTTTAACTGATGCTGGAAAATTTTTAGGGAGAACTGCACAAGCTGGTTTTTTAACTCCAACTGGAGTTCTTGCTACAACCACTGGACTTGGTGGATTAGATTTAACCACACCAGCGGGCAGATTAACTTTAGGAGCAGAAGCTGCTTTTGCACCCGAACTTGTTAGAGCAAGTATTGGTGCAACAAAAGGAATACAAAATAGGGCACTACAAAAAGGTGTACAACAATTTTTAAATTTAGGTTTACCAACTAGACTTGCATTAAGAGCGGCGAGAGTGGCATCACCAATCGGTATCGCTTCATTAGTTGGTGAAGGTTTATATCAAGGTGGTAAATTTGCAAAACAAAGGTTTGAAGAACTAGCTGCGATGTCACCAGAACAAAGACAAGAATTAAGAAGTAAAGGAGCAAGACAAGCTTTTGACCCTTTTCAAGCTGCGGGCGGTGGACTTGCAAAACAAGCAGGCGATAGATCAGGCCCACCACCAGAATCAGGACCAAACTCACAAGGGTTGCCAGGTCTGTTAAAACGTGTTAAGAAACTATAGGAGTATTAAATGGCAGAAATAGACAAAGGACTCCCGAACACTAGAACTAAATTAGATATCCCTTCAGAAGAAGAGATAGCACAAGAAGTTGCTGTTCAGGAACCAGAAGAGCAAAAAGGACCAATAGAAGTTATCCCAGAAGAAGATGGTGGTGTAACATTAGACTTTGAACCAGGAGCAATCAATGTGCCTGGAACCGAATCACACTTTGATAATCTTGCAGATCTTTTACCAGACGATGTATTAGAACCAATTGGTAATGACATGGTGCAAAATTATATGGACTACAAAGCATCTAGAAAAGACTGGGAGCAAGGATACATACAAGGATTAGATCTTTTAGGATTTAAATATGAAAACAGAACAGAACCTTTTCAAGGAGCTAGTGGTGCAACACACCCAGTGATGGCAGAAGCTGTTACACAATTCCAAGCACAAGCATACAAAGAATTATTACCAAGTGATGGACCAGTTAGAACACAAATCATTGGTGTAAAAAATCCTGCAACAGAACAGCAAGCACAACGTGTAAAAGATTTTATGAATTATTTGG